CAATAAGACCTTTAACAATCTTACCGTATGGTGTGTTCATTATCTTTGCTTCACCAATAAAATTCTTTCCTTCTGGATATAGTTTCGTAATCATATGTGAAACTCTTTCCAGATTTACTGTTGGTCCGTCAGGATGTCCTAACTCACCAAATGCTCTTTTTTTATTGATAAATTCTGCGTTATATCTTTTTACTTCCTTGTTCAATATGTCTGTTGGATAGACACGCCCATTTCTATTTTTTAAGTCGGATTGTAAAAAGACACCTCTAATTTTATAGTCTTTTTTACCGTTAGTTTCTTCAACCAGGTATTCTGCGTTTTGGATTTCTTCAGATATTAATTTCATTTTTCTCTCTCTCGTATATTTATAACTTTTTTTATCTAAACTCTACTAAAATCGTATAATTATCCCCTAATACAAAATCCCTTGTAGAGAGTAAAACATCGCCTGTTGGTGTAATAGCGTTGTTAGGTATAGAGTTTCCTGCTGTTCGTAAATCCCAATAACCTTGACCACCTAATAACACAGCAGTTGCATTTGTAGCACCTTCCCATAACAATTCTACGCAAGCTTTTTTACTTATTGAATTAACTGAATACCATATCTTTGCAATTTTTCTATTACCATCTTCAGTCATAAAAGTTGTAGTTGAAGCGTCTATTTTTTTGACTAAAGATTCACCCGAACCATCTGATATGTTTGTCATCTTAACTACATACTTTACTCCAGATGTATCTGATATTACTTGTGTTGTAACTATATCTGCCATATCTATTTCCTATTGTGCGTCATAATAAGTTTTAGAAAGTTCTCCTCGTTCTACCGTTTCGCCTACTTTTCTACACCTTATGTAAACTTGTACCGTACCTCCACCTGGTTTAGTATATGTTCTTATACCACCAGATATAGTTGAGTTACTGCCATCAGCAGAATCTTTGTAAGTATTGGATATAGTGGCAGCATTATCATACTCCCATATTCCATTTGATCCTGGTACTGCTACAAACGCCATTTATTCTCCTATTTGTTCTTCTACTTCTAAATCAAAGTATTCTTCTAAATCATCTTTATTTACATTATGATGACTTGCAACTTTATCAACAGCATTTTCAAAGTTGAATATTAAGTTGCCTTCACTTTTAACTAATTTAAAAACATCATTTACTGCCTCTTTCATAAGTGGCGATAAATTCTTAAACGAATTACTATTAAACGCCTGTTGCGTCTGTACTAACTGGCTGACTTTCTGCATCCGATACCTCTGGTGTTTCTGGTTGTGTTTCTGTAGCAATTGCCTCTTTACCTGTAGGTTCAACTTGTCCATCTTGTGTAAAAGTACCTGTACCTGCGATCTCTGGTTTTGGATCACTATGAGGTTCTGCTTTAAACATAGCACCCGCTGTATCTTGTCGTTTAACATCTAAAGCGTCACCGACTTTACTTCTTAATGCGTCTTTAAAAGCATCGCCAGCACCAACCATATCGTTTTGCGCCATCTTATCTATAAATTGTTTTACTTCTTCACTCATTTTTATTCTCCTATATTAAATCATCATTGCCTGTTGTTTGTACTTCAGGTGATGATATTATGCCGTCTTCAATTTCTTTTTTGATTTCAGCATCCATTTTCTTAATTTCTGATTCTGTTTGTCTTAATATGTTTCTTCTAACATAATTAACAGAAAAATATTTACCAACATAATCTCTAACTTCTCTTGCTAAGTTTAATCTTTCTCTTAACATTTCAGTATTCTTCAATTCTGCAAAGTGACCGTCTTGTAAGAAGTCATAAAATATTTGGTCTCTTATCATTGGCCATTCTGTTTCAGATATAACGCCTTTGATAATTAATTGTGTTCTTAACAAATCATTAAATAATTCAGTAAATTTCTTTCTTAATCTACCTACAAATTTAGTAAATTTAAGTTCATCTCTAGTTATTTCACTAGCACGACCAAGATTAAATCCTTGACTTGCCTCTAATCTACTAACAGGAACATTTAAACTTCTATAAAGTTTTGCTCTAAAGTATTCTATGTCTGCTATCTCACCTAAATTAGCACCACCTGGAAGTGTAGTAATATCTGTTCCTCTTCCACCTTCTCTACTTGGTAACCAAAAGTCTTCAAGCATTGACATATAGTTTCTGTCATCTCTTATCTCTCCTGTTGAAGCGTCATAGACAAGTTTATTTCTATATCTTGCCATAACATCTCTTAAATAAGATTCTGCTTTTGCCTTAGGTAAGTTACCTACATCAATCTTAAATATTCTTCTTTCAGGTGCTCTTGCGATTCTGTAAATCACAGCAGCGTCTTCAATCATTCTTAACTGATTGACAGGTTTAATTGCCTTATGTAAATAAGATAATATCAAACCATTCTTATTCTGATCTATCATTCCTGATGGACAAAATGCAATAGTGTCCACAGCAATTTTAATTCCTTGTATAGCAGCCGATCCTTGTATACCTCTTTCATTATATACAAAATATTCTACCGTTTCGTCTGCAATATTAATGTTAGTAGGAGAAACCATACCTTCAGGTCTTCTCTTTCTAACTTCTCTAATCTTCTTAATCTTTCTAGGATCAAGGTACTTTAATTCTGTTATACCGTTCTTTGTGTTTTCAGCGTCAATAACCTTTTGGAAAAAGATTCTTCCATCAACATACCATCTTCTAAAGAGGTCGTGTCCTCTTGTGTTAAATTGTAATAGTCTTAATACTTCAGCAAATTCTGATTCTATTCTTTGTTTAATTGCTGACGAATAATCTAAACCATCTGTTACAACTTTTACTGACTGTTTATTTTCATTAGAAGTAATTGCCTCATTGACAATATCCTCAATTGCCATATCACATTCTGGATGTAAAGCAATTTCTCTATATCTTCTAATTAAGTCCTGCTCAGTTTTAGCAGTACCTTCCATATCAAGGTAACTACCAAAGAAACCACCAGCGGCAACTACCTGTGTGCCGTCTTCCGCTTGAGGTTGACTAAACTGTTGTTTTGGATCTGTTCGTGGTTTTACTCGTGTTATATTAAAACCAAATAACTCTGCCATAATTTATTCCTTTTTTTAACTACTTATATTAGTTTTAAAAGGGCGCTTTTGACGGCGCCCTTTAAATTTATCTACTATGTAGTAGTGTTTGTTTCAAAATATTGATATTGAAAAGTTACTCCAAATGTTTCTACTTCGTCATTTGTTCCGTAATTCAAATCAATAGCCGCTACTTCCGTAGGAAAAGCGCCTCTTAAAGTATAAGATTTTAATGTATTACCATTTCTGTCCAACTGGTCTACAAATGCGTCAACTTGATAGTCAACAGGATTTGATAAACCCTCATTGTCTGACATATTGTTGATACCGTTTTGCCATCTCTCAAAAGCATTTCTTAACTTAAAGTTTGTATCGTTAAGAACAGTAATAGACCAATCTGCGAAAGTTCTATCACCAGCAATTTTGATCTGTCTTCCTCTAAAAGGAACATTAACAAGACCAACATTCATTGCAGGTATTTGAGCTGTTGTACATAGAAACGCTAAGTCTTCTATTTCTCCACCAACTTGTGCGTAACCAGGAAAAGGCATTGTTACCTTAAACTGATTGGCTCTTGCGCCACCACCAGCAAGTTTAGCTTTGAAGTCATTTATGTTTGCCATTTTATTTTTTCTCCTCTACTAATTACCCAGCGACTTCTTCAAAAGACACGCCAGTTCTGGTTGCAACGAAAGATAATGTGATAAAGTTGATACTTCTTGCAGGTTTCACAAAGATTTCTGCAACAAATTCATTTCTATCAATTACTTCGCCTGTGTTGTTAGTTTCATCACACACTACTAAAAAGTCTGTGATACCTCTTCTACCTTGTACTTCTCTTAAAAAAGGTTCTACAATGTTTCTAAAGTTTGCTCTTGTAAATTCGTCATTAAATTCAAAGAGTTGGAATTTAGAAGCAGTTGCTACTGCCTTCTCTAAAGTGATGAACAATCGTCTAACATTGATTCTATCAAACGCACTTGGAGATCCTAGTCCAGTTTTATCTCCAAACAAGATTGTTCCTTGTCCTGAGAAAGTTGCAACTGGATTTACTCTATTTGTGTAAAGATCATCTCTTTGTGTTTTTGTAGGATTAAATGCTAATTTAGCAGCGCCTCTAATTACACCTCGGTTTAAACCTGCAGGTGAGAACCAAGAATCCGCTAATATGTCTGTTCTAGCAGCCAATCCAGCAATGTCTCCGTTTAATGGTACAAATCTAAATACATCATTGTATCTGTCATAACAATATTTGTAACCACTATCAAATACAGCATAACTAGATGATCTGATTCCACTAAAGAAATCAATTACATTACTTGTTTGTGTATTTGAGTTAGATATATTAACAACATCACTTCTTTGAGGACTTGCAAAAACCACACAGTCTTTTCTGTTCTCAGCAATAGTAATTAAGTTATCAATATGATTAGCAGAACCACTAGGTCCAGAGATTATTAGTCCTACATCTACCGTATCAGCGTCATTAAACAGTTCGTAACCTGCTTTTAAATCGCCGTCAGTAGAGTCAGTACCGTCTAATCCACCAGATAATGATTCATCTGAAGGTACATCAACAGCAGTAAATGTTGTTCCTGCAGCTGCGTTACCCCAATTGGTACCAGCGCTGTTGTGATCCATCCAAAATACGAAATTAGATTTATTACTAATTACCGTTGGATAGTAGTTAACATCGCCTTGTGGTGATTTTGCGTCAGAAGCTTTAGAAAGTTTAGAATATGATTCTAAAACTGTTCCTGGTACTCCTGAAACTGATCCGTCTTCATCAACAACAACCACGTGTATTTCATCGCCAGAGCCTGATCTTGCTGAAGCAAAAGCAGAAGTTCCTGGAGCGCCATCAACTTGATCTGCGTATTTCCATCTTCTTTTAATTCTTGCGTTATCAGCAACAGCAGTTATTAATCCGCCCTCACCTCTAGGATGTTGTACAATAGTTACAACCGTTGAAGTAAGATTAGTTACTCTATATTTTTCACCAGTAGTGAAATCTACACCAGAAGCAGTTTTAGAAAACTCAATGATGTCTCCAACATTAAGGTAACTTGTTGCGTCTGAGTCAACAGTTATTGTTGTATCTCCAACAGACGCACCACCGTCTAATTGTTGAGATACAGTTGTTATTTGTTCAAATGCCGAAGCACTTGGACAAGTTGCTACTGATAGACTATTACCCCAAGCACCTGCTGATCTAGCAGCAAAAGTACCTACTGAACCTTGTCCAGTTGAATAATTATCTTCGTAGTCTTGTTTGTTTTTTATAAGTAAACCACTACCGCTGGCAGTTGCGTTTACTTGATTTTCTTGGCTAGCTCGCACTACTCTTAATGAGTTAGAATATTGTAGAAAGTTGGAAGCGCTGAAAAAATACTCAAAGTTATTTGTATCAGGTTTACCAAAGGTATCTACTAGTTCTTGTTCACTAGAAATAGAAACAACTTCCTCTAAAGGTCCTTTACTGAATTGTCCAGAAAAAGCACCAGTTGAAGTTGATACTGCAGGAATGATTCTTGTTAAATCTTTTTCCTGTACGAGAACACCAGGT